ACACATTGGCGTGAACTTTACGTCTGCCGAACTGACCATGCAGTTGGACGACTTTGCTGAACGCGTGCTTAAGCCACGTATTTCTCAGCTTGCTTCCAGCATCGACGCTGACGTCGCTAACGCTTATCAGCAGATCTATAACTCTGTTGGCACGCCGGGCACGACGCCTGCTACGTCGCTTGTTCTTCTTCAGGGCAACCAGAAGCTGAACGAGTTCGCTACGCCAATGTCTCAGCGTTATGTCGCCGTCAACCCAGCCGCTAACGCTGGTCTGATCGAAGGCATGAAAGGCTTGTTTAATCCAGTCGATACCATCAGCAAGCAGTTTAAAAACGGCTTGATGGGTGAAGGTATCCTTGGCTACGACGAGCTGAACATGACGCAGTCGATCCGTCAGTTCACGACTGGCTCACGCTCCGGCACGATCACGGTAACGACCACTGTTGCAACACAAGGTCAGTCCACGATCACGCTGACGGGCACAGGCAGTCAGACGCTTGCTGTTGGTGACGTGTTCACCATCGCTAACGTCTACGCTGTCAACCCACAGACGCGTGAATCGACCGGTTCGCTTCAGCAATTTGTTGTGACGACGGCCAACACAGCATCTTCGGGAACTTACTCGAACGTAGCGATCTCTCCTGCGATCTATACGTCGTCAAACGCTCTCGCTACTGTTGACAGCTTCCCGCAGTCAGGTGCGACAGTTACGTTCCTCGGCGCTGCTTCGACGACGTATCCACAGAACCTTATCCATCACAAAGACGCGATCTCTTTCGCGACTGCCGATCTTCTCCTTCCACAGGGTGTAGATATGGCTTCGCGTCAGGTTCACAACGGCATTTCGTTGCGTATTGTTCGTCAATACGACATCAACAATGACCGTATGCCTTGCCGTATCGACGTGTTGTATGGCTACAGCGCGATCCGTCCAGTAATGGCTGCTCGTCTTTGGGGCTAATGAGAGGGGGCGAAAGCCCCTTCTTTCTTCCATTTTAGGAGTTAAATCACATGGCACTTCCTTCAGTCGGTGGTGGCTATCAGTTAGGCGATGGCAACCTTAACGAAGTAACAATTGGCGACCAGGGCACAGTTACAGCTCTGACAGGCGCGTCAAACACGCTTACCGCTGCACAGCTTACCGCTAACATCATCACGATCAACAGTGGCGGCGCTGGCGCTACGGCAATCACGACGCCAACTGGCGCGCAGATCGACGCATTGCTGACAAACGCTAAGATCGGCAGCACGTTCGATGTGGCGCTTATCAATATCTCCACGACAGGTGGCGATGTCGCTAACTTGGTTGCAGGCACAGGTATTACTTTTGTCGGCAACGTCTATCTTGCTGTTGGTAACGCTTCGGCGGCAGCGGCTAGTTCAGCACTTTTCCGCTTTGCGCGCACAGCATCAGCGGCTTGGTCTTGCTATCGCATCGGCTAATAGAGTGGGCGTCAGCCCATTCTTCTCTTTTAGGAGATTAAAATGGTCAATACCAAACCGATTGGTGTTGCCTACTCTGATCCACAGCTTGTAAGCGGCACGACTATCGACGGCGCTGTCATTACAAACCCAACGGTCACAGGCGCAACAATCACAGGCGCTGTTACGGCGTCTACGTTAAATCTTGCTGTTGCTAAACCAGCCGCAGCAGGCACAAACCAAGCTACAGCTACCGCTCTTGGCGCTGGTTTTAGCTGGGTTACGGCTGCTGACGGAACTAAAGGCGTTGCATTGCCAACAGGCGTTGCAGGTCTTGTTGTCATCATAAAAAATGATGATACGGCTAACGCTATCCTTAAAGTTTACTCAGCTAATGACGGTAACAGCGCGGCTATTAATGCTGTGACTTCTGGCACTGCATATTCTATGGCTGCTAAAACCTCAGTTATGTTTGTGGCCTATAGTGCAGCTCAGTGGTTCTCAATTCCGCTAGTAGCATCTTAATACTAATACCACGGGCGACCTACGGGTCGCCTGGCCCTCCCATAGGAGTTTTTATGGCTGTTTTTTATCTTCGACACCCAAAGCACGGCGTCAAAGTTGCCACCTCTGATATGGAAGTGACGCATGACGAAGAGCGAGGATGGGAACTATTTAACCCTACTGAGGTGACTGAAGAACCGACCAATGCTATAGTTTTGCGGCGTGGACGCAGACCAAAGGTAGACGATGACAACAGCATACGACCAGATCTGCGGGGCCTTGAGACTGATAGGGATGCTGGCTGAAGGTGAAACGCCTTCTTCAGAGACAGCTAATGATTCCCTGACAGCACTAAATCAGATGATAGATTCTTGGAATACCGAGCGTCTATCTGTTTTTTGCACGCAAGATCAGACATTTCTTTGGACGCCAAACTTTTGTGTTCAGACACTTGGGCCTACCGGTGATTTTGTTGGTAATCGTCCAATTCGGTTAGATGACGCGACATATTTTAGAGATCCGTCAACAAACGTTTCGTTTGGCATTAAACTTATTAATCAACAACAATATGATGGTATTGCCGTCAAAACAGTGACCAGCACTTATCCGCAGGTCATTTTTGTCAACATGACATACCCTAACATTACGATGAGCATTTATCCGGTTCCGACACGCGTGTTGGAATGGCATTTTATCTCTGTATCTACGCTTGATATACCTGCGACATTAGCAACACCATTGTTATTTCCGCCGGGGTATTTACGAGCCTTTAGGTATAATCTTGCTTGCGAGATCGCGCCGGAGTTTGGTGTCGAACCGCCGCCTACAGTTAGCCGTATTGCTATGGCGTCAAAACGCGATCTGAAGCGCGTCAATAATCCTGACGACGTAATGGCTCTGCCTTACAGCATGATGCAGCGTCGTCAGCGCTTTAACATTTATGCTGGCAATTATTAATGAAGACGCCTATCCTCGGCTCATCATACGTTACGCGTAGCCCTAACGCGGCTGACGCCCGTATGATTAATCTTTACCCTGAGATTATACCTGAAGGCGGTAAAGAGGCGGCGTGGCTTCAACGCGCGCCGGGGCTTCGATTTCTTGCTAACGTAGGATCTGGGCCTATTAGAGGTCTATGGGCGTATGGCAATTATGGCTACGTCGTTTCTGGGAATGGGCTATATCGTGTAGATACAAGCTGGCATCCGACATATTTAGGTTCAATTGCTGGAACAGGGCAAGTAAATTTATCTAATAACAACACACAAGTATATGTTGCTGCTGGCGCTAACGGATATATTTACGATACGTCGTCAAATACATTCTCACAAATTACAAGCGCTAATTTTTTTGGCGCTGTTGGTGTTGGTTATCTTGACGGATATTTTGTTTATAACCAGCCTGGAACGCAGAATTTTTGGGTGTCTAATCTTCAAGATGGTCTAACCATACAACCTTTAAGTTATGCGGCGGCTGATGGCGCGCCTGACAATCTTGTCACGCTGATCGTTGACCACCGCGAAGTTTGGTTGTTTGGATCTTATACAGTTGAGGTCTGGTATGACGCTGGTCTGCCAACATTCCCATTAGCGCGTATTCAAGGTGCGTTTAACGAAATTGGATGTGCAGCGGCATATTCTGTCGCCAAGCTCGACAATGGCATCTTCTGGCTTGGAACTGATCAGCGCGGTAAAGGTATTGTTTATCGGTCTAATGGCTATTCCGGCACACGTATTTCTACACATGCTGTTGAATGGCAGATTCAACAATATACTCAAATTTCTGACGCTGTTGCCTATACATACCAGCAAGATGGTCATTCGTTTTATGTGCTGAATTTTCCTACGGCTGATACGACATGGGTTTATGATGTAGCAACGCAAACATGGCATGAACGCGCGGGCTGGGATAATGACAAGTTTACACGGCAGCGCGGTAGCAGCCAGATGTTTTTTAATAATGAGAATGTCATCGGGGATTACCGTGCCGGGGTAATATATGCGTATGATTTGAATGTCTATTCGGAGGCGGGAACATTACAAAAATGGTTGCGTTCATGGCGCGCATTGCCGACAGGTCAAAATGACTTAAACCGCACAGTTCAACATAGTCTACAACTAGATTGTGAAGCTGGCGTCGGTATAGCAGGCGTGGATAATCAATATTTAAATGGATTATATTTATCAACTGAAGATGATAATCATCTTATTACTGAATCGGGCAATTCTATTATAGCACAAGGAGCGCCGCTCGTAGCAGGTGTTGAGCCACAGGCGATGTTGCGATGGTCAGACGATGGTGGTCATACATGGTCTAATGAGCATTGGAAATCTATGGGCCGCATAGGACAGACCGGCTATCGTACGATCTGGCGGCGTCTTGGCATGACGACTAAACTCCGTGACCGCGTGTATGAGGTGTCGGGCACTGATCCAGTTAAGATAGCCGTTATGGGCGCGGAGCTGCATGTGGACGGCACCAATGCCTAATGTAAACCCTAATAATACTCAGATACCTGCACCGCGCGTAGAATTTATTGATAAAGCTACAAATTACGTTTCCCGCGCATGGTATACATGGCTGTTTAATATTTACCAAGCTGTGCAGGCTGGCGAGCGTTATGGATCATATTATGATACAACAACGCAAAGCGCGGCGGCGATAAATACGGCATATGCTGTCACATTTAATAGCGCGTATGTTGACGCGTCTAATAACATTCTTCAATTTGGCGTTTATCGCGGGTCGCCTACATCGCTTATATATGTAGATAATACAAGCACATACAACTTTCAATTTTCTTTACAATTAGTTAGCACAAACGCTACGGCAAAAAATGTCTATATATGGGCCGACGTTAATGGAACGGCGGTGCCTTATTCGGGCACAAAAGTAACTTTACAAGGCGCTAGCGCAGCGTCTGTTGCTGCATGGAATTTTGTGCTAAACCTTCAAAAAGGTGATTATTTTCGTCTTATGTGGTCTGTAGATAATACGAATGTTCAAATTGCCGCGTTTACTAGTTCAAGTCCTGTTCCAGCTATTCCATCGGCCATTCTGACCGTCACAAGTATTGTAGGTGCTTAAATGACTGTTCTCACACCTGTAGCAAAAATGCAATTTTTGGACGCTTCAGGCGCACCGCTTGTTGGCGGCTTATTGTATACTTATAATGCTGGCACGACCACACCGCAGCCTACCTATACGGACAGCACAGGCGCAACGGCTAATACTAACCCTGTTGTTTTAAACGCGCGGGGCGAGGCTAATATATGGCTCGGCGCGGCGACGTATAAGTTCAAATTATGCGACGCTAATAATACTGAAATTTGGACGGTTGATAATATCTCAGCGCCAACAACGGCATTATCGCCAGTTTTGTCAGGCAACGTCATTATTGCCTCATCGTCTAGCGGCGCGGCGCTTAAAATTGTGCAGACAGGCACAGGGCCTATTTTTGTCGCTCAAAATGTTAATGACCCTGACACAACGCCTGTCATTATCGACGCAAATAATAATCTTGGAGTTCAGACGACATCGCCTGGCGCTGCGTTAGACGTAGGTAACGCGGGATCTATTTGGTTATCTAATAATGGTGTGGCGAGATCTATTATATCGGCTGATGGATCTAATTCTTATTATTCCGCTGAAGGCGCTCGCGGTATAATTTTTAAAGCTAACAGCATTAATTTAATTTATGGGTCTAATAATGGTTTTGTAGGTATTAAAAATGCTTCGCCTGCTGTTGAGTTAGATGTTACTGGCGCTTTAAATACTTCAGGTAATATTACATGTAGCTCGGCGATTTCATCGACGGGCGCTATTACTGCCGGATCAACGCTTGCCTCTACGACAACATTAACCGCTGGCTCATCGTTAAATGTAACAACTTCAGCAACTATTGGAACGACTTTAAGTGTTGATACCGTTCAAGAAAAAACATCATCAGCCGGGGTTTCTGTATCTAGCGTATTAAAAGTAGACACTATCAACGGGAAAACGACCCCGACGACAATTTCAATTGCGGGTGTTTCTATCGCCAGTAGTCAAGTTGATCCTTCAAATCGTGTAATTACAACAAGAACTGCACAAGCGACAACTTCAGGCACTAGCGTAGAATTTGCAAGTATCCCATCCTGGGTAAAACGAATCACATTAATGATTAATGGCCTGACTGTTTCAGGAGCTGATAATCTTCTTATTCAATTGGGAACTGCTTCTAGTTATACTTTTACTTATACTGGAAGCGTTTCGACGTTAATTAGTGAAGGTTCGCCTGCTAATACTTATCCTAATACGTCTACATCGGGGTTTATTTTATATAACCCTAATTCTGCCGTATATGGTATTATGACCATTGTTCTATGTGACACAAATACGTGGGTATCTATCCATCAAACCCGCAATAGATATGGTAGCGGTGTCGTGGCTCTTGGTGCGACGTTAACACGGCTAAAGTTAATTCTTTCGGGAAGTAACACTTTCACCGCTGGCTCTGTAAACATACTCTATGAGTAAAATAATAGACAACCGCGCTATAGCCTTAAAAATAGGTTACGCCGCAACTGATTGGGAAAACTATATAAGTTACGAGGACTACGAGGCTATTGCGGCAGATTGGGATTTGAAACTGATTATGAAAGATAACACGCCGATAGGAGCTATCTATTCCAAAAATGGTGAAACTCATGTATCTATATTACCTGAATGGCGCAAGCGTTGGCTAACAAAAGGACTTTTAAAAGAAATTTTGGCCGGTATGCAATTTACACGCATTACACCAGGCCATGAGTTCATGTATAACATATTGGAAAGACTAGGTTTCAAGCCACAAGCAGACGGAACCGTAGCAAGAGAGAATTAAAATGGGATTTTCTGCCGCCGCTAATGCCTCAAATCAAGGCACCCAACAAGCCATGATGATGCAGGCTTTGCAGGCTCAACAGGCCCAGCAAGCTATTCAACAAGGACAACAGCAAGCCTCAGGCGCGCTTCAACAAGGCCAGACGCAAGGTGTTAACGCGTTACAAGCAGGGCAAACTGGCGCGTTAGGCGCGCTGCAAAATTATTATAACCAAGGCGTAGGCTATCAACAGCCGTATATGAACGCAGGCGCGCAAGCAACGAATCAGCTTGCGGCTATGTATGCGCCAGGCGGTCAGTATGGTCAAATGCCAACAGCCGCGCAGCTTCAGATGGACCCAAGCTATGCTTGGCGGTTCCAGCAGGGTCAGCAGGCGGCGCAGAACGCTATAGCTGCGGGTCTTGGCGGCGCAAGTGTCGGTGGCAGCGCGTTGCAAGCGTTGACAAATTACGGTCAGAACGCCGCCAGTCAAGAATATCAAAACGCGTATCAGCGATTTATGCAGCAGGCTCAGTTACAGACTGGCGCATTGCAGAATTTAGCTGGCACAGGTGCAGGCGCAGCTAATCAAGCCACAGGATTGGCCGGTCAGACCGGCGCTAATCTTGGAAATGTCTACACTGGAACAGGCCAGAATTTAGCCAGCACTTATGGCACGACAGGCTCTAATTTAGCAAACGTTTACACAGGCGCAGGGCAACAACTTGCAGCTAATTATAACGCATTAGGCCAGAATCTTGGCCAAGGCTACGCCAACATGGGCGCGGCTAATGCTAGTGCTTATATGGGGCCGACAAACCTAATGGCGGCGCTTGCAGGGCAGGCTCTTGGTGCAGGTGCAACTTATCTCGGTATGAAGGCGCGCGGATAATGCCAATTCAATATCAGCCAGTTCCAGAATTTCAGGTTCCTAATCTGAATCTTATGGGGTCTTATGCTCAAGGTGTAGCATTGGCTGAAAGTCAGGCGGATCAAGAGCGCAAAGATTTATTGGCGGGTATTACTGCTACTAAAGAAGCACGATTAGCAGATCAAGCTACTAAGGAAGCGGCGGCTAAAGAACAAGAACGCGCGGCCAAACATTATGACGCGCTTGTTAATCTTCTTCCTGCGGTTACAAAAGAAACTTGGCCTGCTTGGCGTCAAGCTGCGACAGCGGCGTATCCTGGCGTCGAAGGCATTGTAAAAAAAGAATTTGATCCTGAGCATATCCGCGATCTGATGGCTAAAGCCTCAGATGATAAAGAACAGATTCTTCAACAGCATTCTGGCGATACGTCACGTTTTATTCGTGTTGGACGTAAAGGCGGCGCTGAAGTTGTGCCCGGCACAGAAGTTACTGCGCCGGGCAAACAAAAAATTGTTGACCTTGGCGATAAAGGTCAGTTTCTTCAAAATGAAACGACCGGTCAACTTACGCCAGTCACGCCGTCAATGCTTCAAGGCGGTATTAACATGCCCGCCGCAAAGGCTGCTATATCCAACATTGAAAGCGGCGGTGATTATGGCGCGCTTGGTCCAGTTACTAAGTCAGGCGACCGCGCGCATGGCAAATATCAAGTTATGGGTGAAAATATTCCTAAATGGACAAAGCAGGCACTTGGCGTCAGTTTGACGCCGCAACAATTTTTAAATAGCCCTGAAGCACAAGAACGCGTGTTTGAAGATCAGTTTTCGCGTAATGCTGCGAAATATGGTTCGGCTCAAGACGCCGCGTCTGTTTGGTTCTCTGGAAAACCATTAGCTAAAGCTGGTAATCGCGCCGATATTCTTGGCACAACTACACCAGCATATGTTAATAAATTTAACGCCGTATATGGTGGTCAAGGCCCAGTTCAGAACGCTATGGTTTCACCAGTTACGGGCGCTAATGCTGTCACGCCAGCAACGCCTGTCGGGCCTCCTGCTGGTGTTATAGCGCAACCACAAATGCCTGTTGCTCGTATGCCAGCGCCAGTTATGCCCGCGCCTGAGTATCCTGTCGGCAGTGTCGAAGCGAATAATCAAAAGTTTGGTAAAGATACACTTGAGTCGGCAGGTTACGATCCTAAGACAGGCGAAGATAAAATTTCTAAACTTATCATGGGGTCAACAAGCGGCGGTCTTCAATCGCTTGCAGCCGGAACCGTTGGCTATCTTACTGGCGAAGCTACGCCAGGTATGGAAAAGATCTCACAGATCAAGACCATTGTTAATGACGCTATTCTCAAGAAACTTAATGGTAAACTCGGCGCGGGTATATCAAACGAAGACCGTAATTTCATTCAATCAACACTTGGTAATCTTGACGACCCGTCTATTCCAGCTAATCAACGTCTTGCGGCGTGGAACCAAGTCAAACAAGTTCTATCTAAATATGCGGGGTTTGAACAACCTACAGAAGCAGCGCCAGCAGCGGCTGCACCGTCAGGCGGTCTGTCAGTCTCTGCGCCAAATGGTAAGACATACACATTCAAAGATAAAGCGAGCGCTGACGCGTTCCGTAAAGCTGCGGGGCTTTGATGGACTACGACGCATTAGCAGCGCAACATGGCGGCGCGACAGAAGCTCCAGATTATGAAACATTAGCAGCGCAACATGGCGCGGCAGGGTATGAAGGTATGCCGGGGCCTCGCGGCATATTAAATTACATAGACACAACGCTTGGTAATGTGCCTCAAGATGTTATGAACATCGGGCAAGGCGCGTATACTGCGGCGACAAATCCGTTGCAGACATTACAAAATGTTTCTGAGGCAGTGGCTAACCCGGCTGAAACATTATCGGGTGTAGCGCGTGGCATCGGGCGTTTTCTTCAATCACCTCTTCAGACATTTCAGCAAGCGCCTGTTTCAACGGCTTTGAATTTGTCAGGGGCTGGCGCGGTTACTGCGCCGCTTCGTGCTATTCCATATACATTAGCGGAACACGCATATCCAATGGCTCGCAATGCTTTTGCACCTAAAGCGCGGGCGTATATGGAAACGCTTGGCGCTCAGACGCCGGAGGCTATTAATGCTCTTGCGGCTGCACGCCCCGGCATGACCGTGCCGCAAGCACTAGCTGACATTAATGCGCCGCAACTTCAAACGTTTGCACAAGCGGCGATGAAGCAAATTCCACAAGAAGCACGCGCCGCTACTATGGCTCAAGAGCAAGCACGCGCTGCTGAACTTGGACGAATTGCGGGGGCACCTGAACAATTAGAATTTGCTAAGACTGTCCGCGATGTTGAGGCAAAGAAAAATTATGCCGAGGCATTTAAACAAGCCGCGCCAGAAATACCTGAAGAATTATTAAACCGCCCGTCGATGAAAAAAGCAGTTAGCATAGCAGATAATATCGCCGCCGAGCGTGGTGGCGCACAGACGCCTATGGCTAAATTGCATACGGTGAAATTAGCGCTGGATGATATGATTCGTGATCCAGAACAGTTTGGCATAGGCGCTGCTGAAGCGGGCGCAATAAAAAGCACTCGAGAAAAATTTATTGAGGAGCTTAAAAAAGTTCCTGAATATGAGACGGCAAGATCGAAATATGCGGCTCAAAGTCAACCGATTAATAAGATGCAAGTAGCACAACAACTTCAAAAAGCGCTTACGGAGCCAGTTACTGAGGGCGCTACACGCGGCGGTATGTTTGCGCGTGCTGTTGAAGAAGCACCTAAGACAATTAAAAAAGCTACGGGGCAGACGTTTTTTGATAAATTAGAAGACGTTTTTAGCCCTGAAGAAATGAAAGTTGTTAATGACGTTCGTGACGAGTTTCGTCGATCTAAGCTCGCTAAAGAACAGGCGGATCTTGGTAAAGCGGCAACGCCATCAGCGGAAGAATTAGCAAGTAGCAAACTCGGGTCTATTTCGCATCTTAACTTACTTAACCGTGTGTGGACTATTGCTAATACAGTCGTCAAACGTTCGCTCGGTAAGATAGATGAAAAGCTCGCTACTGAGATCGGCATGCAGATGCTTGATCCTGCTGAGTTTAAGAAAGCTCTGACAGCGGCGCAAGAATATTCTAAAGCCACTGAAAAAGGCGTCGAAAATATTCGCGCTCGTAAAGCAGCAACTAAAAAGACAGTTATACCGCCAGCGATTTCGGGGGCGGTTACTTTTGGAAATGTGATGGCTCCTGAAAACCGTAACGCAATGGCGAGATGAAAATGAGCGAATATCAGTTCTTTTTTAACGTCGCCACGGCGATAGTGAGCGTCACTTTTGGTTGGGTGCTTAACACAATCTGGGGGTCGTTAAAGGATCTTCAGACGGCTGACAAGGCGCTTGTTGATAAGGTCGCGTCAATTGAGGTGCTGGTTGCTGGCCGCTATGTGACGCGCGATGAGTTTAATACGTCGCTTAACGCGATCTTTTCTAAATTAGATCGTATTCAAGATCTCATTTCTCAGAAGGCAGACCGATGACCTGGCCTCTTCAATCACAATGCGACGCGTTCTATGGCAATCCTCGCGGTCGTAACGGCGGCGCATCAGCGCAATGGGAAAAAGCTAACCTTATTCGAATCAGCCCGCCGTTTAAAATGCAGTTTGCTGGCAAGCCGATCACGTCAATCGCCATAAATAAAAAATGTGCGGACAGTTTGTCACGGATTTTTGACGTAATATGGCTTGCATCTGGCAAAAATCAAAAAATAATCGACGATTGGGGCGTCTCTGTCTTTTCAGGGTCATATAACTATCGTGTAATGCGCGGCGGTAACGTATTGTCAATGCACGCATATGGGTGTGCTATTGACCTTGACGCCCCCCGGAATTGGTTTCACGACCAAGATCCGCACTTTGCAAAAGTGCCTCAAGTCCTAAAAGCCTTCGAGGACGAAGGTTGGACTTGGGGTGGTTCTTGGTCGGGCAGAAGTAAAGATGGTATGCACTTCCAAGCGGCGCGCGTCAGCTAATAGGAGTTAAATATGAATAATATTACGTCTTGGATTCTTGCACGTATCTCTGAACAGTCAACCTATTCAGGTCTTGCTACTGTTATCGCCAGTATCGGCTTCTTGCCGCACGCTGCTGAGATCGGTGCGCTTGTCCCAACGGTTGGCGTTCTAGTTATGGGCATCATTAAAATAATCCGCCCAACGCAATGAGTATAACCGCTCTAATTTCACTTCTCAGTGGATTGATGGGCGTTATTGTCAATTTCTTCAACTGGCTGCATGAAAAACAACTTGTGCAGTCAGGTGTCGCGCAAGCTCAATTAGAAAGCATGAAGGCGCAAGCCAATGAAGCTCAACTTGCTATCGCTGCCCGCGAAGCTGTTCGCGCTGATGTTGCCTCTAAGCCTGACAGCGTGCCAGTCAACGACCCTTTCATCCGAGACTGACCACGTATCATTCTGCCAAGCCGCGAGGGC